GAGCGATACCGCAACCGGCCTCCCTGTGGGGCCGAACGGGGGCGACCTCACAGTTCAGTGGGATAACACGACGAACCGTATCTTCAAGCTCTAGGAGCTGCGGATGGTTTCAGGGATTTCTCATCCGAAAGTTTCAGGAGTCCCGAACGCTGCGGGTAATCTGGTGGGCGGTGCCGACTTCGACGCTGCTCACCAGATCGTCGATTACGTGGACTATCCTAAGGTTGCGGAACCGTCACCGCCAGCTGCCGGAAAGGTTCGCAACTTCGCCGGGACTGACGGCAAGATGTACTCCATTGATGAGAATGGAGTAGTCTCCGGCCCTTTTGAAGAAGGCGGGGGCGCTGATCTTTCGGCCTTCCGCCTTGCCAGTATCAAGGATGCACCGGGTGATTTGGCTCTGGGTGCATTCGGCAGTGAGTTCGAGTATGCCGACTCAGCAGCTCTTGCAGCTGACGGATGGACGGTCAATCAGGGGTTGCTGAGCCCATCCGGTTCATGTGTACTCCATTCGCATTCGGGTGGCGCTTCAGTACTAGCGAAAGCTGTTTCTGGGTGGGACAGCGATTGGGAAGTTGCATTCCTGATTTCTGGTCACATCAGCAATGGCGGGATGGTGGGGATTACAGCCTCTGATAGTTCTGGCAACGGACGTGGTTTCATTGCCTACTCAGATGGCAGCACTTATGATATGGGCCTGAGCGGTTGGAGCTACTCGGGCACGGGTTCCGGTGCTTCCGGCTACACCACCTGGCAAGATGGATTGCCAACGTGGGTTGCTCTGAGGAAGACTTCTGGCAACGTCTGGAGATTGCGGTTCTCGAGAGATGGGACATCGTGGTCAACCCATTCGGGCTACTCGGGTGGAATTACAACAACCCGAGTTGGTTTCGGACGCATCTACAGCGGCAACGGATTCCCCGTGATGATGAATATTCACCGCTTCGTGTACGGAACACCTGATCTTGGCCTAGGGTAAGATGGAGGCTAGGCCGTGGCGATAACTGCGAGAGCTGTCGGGGCCTGGGCCGTCAGCAACGCTACCACTCAGACGGTCACCCTTCCAACGCACGTTGCGGGCGATATGCTCATCGTGCGTACGATCCGCAAGCCGTTCACCAGTCCCAACAATACCGTCATCAACACGACGGGCTGGACGGCAGTTGCGACGGGTGTTGCTAACGGTTCGACTGCGAACGCCAACGGTGCTGGCTCGATGGGGTTCAAGGCGTTCTGGAAGATCGCCGAGAGTTCATCAGAGACGAATCCCGTAGTCACCTGGGGTACGACCTCAGCTCCTGGAGCATGCGTCGCGGTCAGCTACCAGCTCGGTGCTGGTGAGGCCTGGGCAACTCCAACTGGAAACGGCGGTGGCGATGCAACGGCTCGCACGTCGCAGACTTCGACCATCGCCTCCCACATCTCGGTCACCTCTGGTGATCTTGTCGACTTCTTCCGCGGCCAGTGCGATGACTCTGGCGCACTGACAGTTCCGACAATCACTCAGACTGGTGTCACCTACAACACAGTCACCGAGTACCCGGCAACGGCGCTGCTCGACGGCACCTCGAACGACATCGCCGCAGACGGCGGTTATCGCACTGCCACCGCTGGTACTTCATCCGCCGCAGCCGTCATCACCGGCACCTCCGTTGCTTCTGAGGAGCACGGTGCGTGGATGACTCGCCTGCGGGTCAACCCCGTGATTCTGCCATCATCGATTGCGAGTAGTGAAGCTCTCGGTGGACCGACGCTGGTTCACGGTAACGCGAACATCGCACCGAGCTCGATCGCTTCTGACGAAGCGGTTGGTTCGCCCCCTGTGGTTCCGGCGACGCTGCCCGGTCGCAACATTCTGCCGACAGCGATCACCAGTGAAGGTGCGGACTACTCAGCAATAATTGCTGCAGATGGGGCGATCAGCCACTGGCGACTTGGAGAGCCGAGCGGCACCACGGCAGTAGATGTTATCAGCGCCAATAACGGCACCTATATCAACGGGCCCACGCTTGGGATAGCTGGGGCAATCACCGGCGATGCCGACACAGCGGCCACATTCAGTTCACCGTCGGTCCAGTACGTCACCGTCGCATCTGATGCACCATTCAGATTCGCTGGAACGACTCCATTCTCGCTAGAAGCTTGGATCAACCACACACCCGATGGAAGTTATAGAAACTTCCTGGCAGCGAAGAACGCAGGTGAGGTCGGTGGCTACGCCCTTTATTCGCAAGTCGATGAGTTCGGCTTTGCTCGGAGGGCTGCAAGCTCAAGCAATACCGCATTGCTTGAACCGGGCATCAGCGCAGGCGTATGGCATCACGTCGTTGGCACCTACGATGGGACGTCGATGCGACTGTACCTCGACGGTACGTTGGTGGCTGGTCCCGTTGCATCATCCAAGTCGCTCCCGTCCGACTCGACATTCACGATTGCCGCCAACGGAGCTGCCGTTGGAACGGTATTCAATGGCTCGATAGACGAAGTCGCGGTCTACGACTATGCTTTGTCGGCGGCTGCGGTTCTGGAACATTACGAAACGGGCACCGGGGCTGCAGAAGCTGTTACTGTCGGTACTCCAACACTCGATAAGGACAACTACGTTCTGCCGACGGGCATCGCAAGTGCCGCAGCAGTCGGAACTCCGACCGTCATTCACGGCAACAAGAACCTCCTGCCAACGGGGATCGTATCCACAGAGGCAGGGGGCACGCCAACAATCGCCAAGGGCGTTGCGAACATCGCGGTCAGCGCGATTGCATCGGCCGAGAACCTGCCCGCCCCTGTGGTGGCTTCCGCATCGGCGGTTGCTCCGACAGCGATCGATGGTGGTCCGCCGTTCGATCCTTACGTCTATCATCCGTCGGCGTTTGATACTCACTTCGGATTCCCGACGGTCGTTGCCAGCGAAGTTACAGCCTCGTCAATCCTGCCGTCTGCAATTGGATCGCAGGAGGTAGTTTCTAACCCAACGGTTGTTCACGGCGGGGTAATCGTTGCTCCGTCTGGTATCACATCAGGCGAGTCCGTCGGTGCCCCCACCCTTCGGACTACTGCCACCATTCTCCCGACGTCGATCACGTCGGCAGGAGCAGTGGGCACGCCCGTTGTTCGTTCAACGGCCGCCATTCTGCCAACGGGGATCACATCGGCCGGGAATGTCGGATCGCCAGTTGTTCGCTCGACTGCGACGATCCTACCGACGGCGATTGCTTCCGGCGAGGTATTCGGGCTTCCTGCGGTCACACCGGGAAGTACGAGCATCATTGTCGGGGCAGTCCCGTCGGGAGAAGCTGTTGGTAATCCGCTCGTCAACAGCGGACAAGCTGGTCCACAGTTCATCTTCCCCGCTGGCATCACCGGTGGCGAGGCCGTTGGAACGCCAACGATCGTCGCTGGACAAGCCAGCGGCGCAACAATCCTTCCAACAGGTATCACCTCAGGTCAAGCTTCAGGCTCCCCGTCGGTTCTTCACGGCGGCGTGTCTATTGGTCCTACGTCCGTTGCGTCAGGTGAAAGCCTAGGCACGCCCTCGATCGTCTCGGGTGGACTCGCGATCGTCCCACAGGGCATCGCGTCGGCCCAGTCTGTGGGCAATCCATCTATCATCCCAGGGACCGCCCGGGTGGTAGTTGGTTCCATCATCAGTGGCGAGCTCTTCGGAATCCCAACCGTCAGCCTTCCCGCTGGCAACACGGTTACTCCGAACGGGATTACCACCGCCGAGATTCTTGGGTCACCGCTTCTCATCGTCGGTAATGCCTTCATTCGACCAGGCAGTATCTCTACCGAAGAAGTCTTCGGGTTGCCAAGAATGCTCGGCTTCAAGTCTGGTTGGAAGTGGGTGAACAACAGTCCGGCAATGGGAAGAACCCACGAGGTCGAACAGTCAACTTTGCAAGATGGATTCGGTCATACCCGCGAGACTGAGATTCCAGTGCTCCAAGGCGGCTTCGCCAGAACCCGCGAGAATGAAGGTGATAGCGAATGATGACAGACATCGAAGCTGTCCGCCTGAAGGCTGCTGATCGCAGTGCCTTGACGCGGGAAGAGGGCGTCGGGGATGGAGAAGCTTACGCATTCAAGCTGGGTCACAACTCCGTCCTCGCTTCTCCAGCACCAGAAGTCCGCATCGAGAACATTCTTCAGGTTGCCAACTACACCGTAGACTACAACAACGGGGTCATCTCCTTCGTTGTACCACCGGTGATGAACAGCTCCATCGAGTTCACGTACTACTGGAGTATTTTCACAGACGAACAAATTCAGTACTTCCTCGATGACTCGGGTGGCAATGTTACGGTAGCTGCAGCGAAGGTGCTCCTTGCCATCGCTGCTGATGCTGCCAAGATTGCTCAGCGACAGTCGCTGGCCGGTGGTGGCGGTTTGGGCGCCGTCACCATCGACACCTCTGTGGCCTCTCGTGAGCTCCGAGCTGCAGCTAAGGCGCTGCTAGAGATGGAAGCTGAAATCAGTGGTAACATCCCGGCCGAGGGACTCACTGAGATTTACTGGACCGAGATGAGCTACAAGATGGGTGTTGAGCAGAGCGTTGTTAGAGATTCCTGATGTACCACGAGGAACTCGGGAAAATCACGTCTGAACATCTGCGTGAACATATCGTCCCGTACCTGGCAGAACTCGAAGTCCGGTATGGGGATGGAGTAAAACTCTCCAACCCCAAGGCGATCGAGTACGCGAACCTGGTCGGTGGCGTCTACAACACCGGGTTGGATGAGATGCCTGCCTATGCTGTGGATGTCACCCAGAAGCGGTTCAGTGCTATCAGTAACAACAATCTCTGGGAGTATGCCTACGACGGGCACATCGCAGGAGTCGTGACGGGCGGGAGCGAGAAGGAAGTCAACACACTCGTCAAGCGCCATGAACAGGCT